AATCCTAAGAACAGACCACAGCCCAAATGGATTCTTCTTATAAACCTTAGATTGTTTGATTCTGGCCTTCATCTCTTCGCCATCGCTGATTCTTCTTGCCGTGAACCTTGGTTTTGTTGTGTCTTTTAACTCAACATAATCAATGATCACATAGATATCCTCTGGCGCTTTGGGATAAATGTAATCCACATACTCAAGATGTTCTTTTTCGAATCGCATCTGTGATACTACTCCAAAGCTTTTATCTTCAAGCTTCGCAGACAGCATGTTTACTATCTCCATCCAGTTAATATCCTTATAGAGCTTTGCTGTTTCTTTTCCAGAAACTTTTTGCATTATATATTCGTCCAAACCAAGTTCAGACATTTTATCCTTCTTCACTTGTTTGATGTTATAAAACTTATCAAATAAGTCGATAACTTGTAACAGATAAGCATTGCCACCAAAGTCAGAAAAGAAATTAAGTCCAGTTAAAATCTCAAGCTGTCGTGAGTTTACAGATGTTTTGTCCTTAATATCTTTCAGTAGATCAATGTAGTTATCATATTGATTCTCTTTTGAAAGGGTCATTAATTCATCTGCAATCTGAGCATTACAGTATTTAATAGACTCTATACCCTTATTGATTGCATGGTTAGATTTATCCATTACATAATTTGCACGAGATCTTCCAAATTTTATTGGATAAACAGTTATTCCAATGCTTTTAACTAATGCAGTTATCTGTGTCATTTTTTTAGCATCAGTTCTATAAATATTCAACGCTGTCGTGTATGTTTCCAATGGATAATAATGTTTTAAATAAGCCACAGTATATCCCAAAAAACTATATGGCAATGCATGATTATATGAAAATAAATAATCAGACGCATCAATAATAACTTGTAAAAAGTTCTCAATAATTTTTTCAGACTCTTCTTTTGATACCTCATAATCATCCTGCATTGTCTGCAAAAAACCTTTGATATAATGATTACTCTGAATACCATTATTAATCATGTATCCACCATCTTTTATAATAGGAATATCATTTTCAGTTCCAGTTTTTTTAGAAAAATGTCTGCGTACAACATCTGCTTCACCCATAGTAAAGCCGCAAAATTTATGAAGGAATTCAATAATTTGTTCCTGATATACAAGATATCCCAGTGTCGGCGATAAAAAATCATTTAATTCTTTATTGCCATTATCTCTAAAAATACCATGTGATAACTCTTCTCTATAAGAAGCACCTGCGGGTCTAATTGCCCCATTTGCCATTGACATTATATCTATATAAGAAAAATTTGGATTAATTTTTTTAATATTTTTAATAGTCTCATCACTTAAACACTGTTTTAAATAATCAGAACTATATCCAGATTCATACTGAAAGACCATCGTTGTATCATTTTTTAAATCATTCCATACATTCATATCATTATAGTCAGTGTTACGTGGTGTTAAAAATGATATATTAGCAAGATCACATGTTTGTTTGATTAGTCCAATGCAATCCAATCCAAGTATGTCTAATTTCAAAAAATTTTGAAGATCAATTTCCTTCATATTTATTTGAGATATTGGTCGTGGATCACTTGATATCCTTAATGTTCCAAATGCCTCCTCAACATCAATTGGTGATACAACAAGTCCTGCGGCATGCCTTCCAAGTGCTGTTATTGTTCCTTTTACAATATCTACATATTTGAATATATCAGGATATTTTTCTTTTATTTTATCAGATATAAATTCATTTTCATCATCATCTTCTTCAACAGCATTACAAATTTCTTGTGTTTCTGAGGGTGAATACCCCAACGCTCTCCCAACATCTTTTATAGCACCACGAAGTTTAATAGTGTTAAATGTTATGATATTACAACATGATAAACCGTCTTTATTAAATAAATATTCTCTAACTTTATCTCTATCTGTATCGAACCAGTCTGTATCAATATCTGCAAGAGATACTCTTTCTGGATTCATAAAACGTGAAAAGTTTAAATTATATTTAACGCTATCAACTTCTGTTATGTGTAGTAAATAAGCTATCAAACTTCCAGAAACAGATCCTCTTGAATAACCACACACAACTCCACGTTCTCTTAACGCTCTTTTGTAATCTTCCTCTAATAACATAAAATCAATAGCACCATTATGAATATATGTTTTTATTTCAGATATTATTCTTTCTTTATATTCATCATAATTAGGAAGCTTGTTAATACCTCTATCTATAATACCTTGTTTTATTTTTTCCAAGAAAACTTTTTTAGAATCCTTATATAAAACAGGGTATTTATGTGAAAAATCTAATTGATATTCTTCAATCATATCTGCCATCACATTTGTATTTTCAATAGCTTCAAGGTATATATTTTCTGGAAGTGAGTTTTGTTTATGATATTTTTTAACAAGAGAATCATAATCCATAAAAGTTAAATCCCATTCGTCTTCCCCTGAAAATTTAACATTTTTAGATTTTTGCATGATATCTCTTCCATCAAGATCAATCTCTTTGGCGGCGTGGCTATCTGTTCCTGCAATTAATCGTATTCCAGTTTTTTTATGTATTTCATAAATATATTTATTATATTTTATCTGTTCATCAGATAGATGATGTTGTATTTCTAAGAAACATCTATGTTTATTTTTTATAAGAAATTGTAAAAATTCTTTTTTTAATTCTATATTACCGCATCCAAAAATTCCACCCACACAAGCTGTAGTAATAATAATATTATCGCTTGTATTTTTTAATTCATCAAATGAGATTCTTGGCTGATAATAAAAATGCCCATCACGATAAAATGATTTTGAAGATAACTTGTTTAATTCTTTTACACCATCATAATTTTTCGCAATTAAAATAGTGTGATAATTATCTCTAACAAGATTTTCAACATCAATTTTTTCTGTAACATAAAATTCTTCAGCATGAATGTATTTCATTCCCGCTTTTTCAATCGCAAGTTTTTTATGAACATGTTCAAGTATAGAACCATGTTCTGAAAACCCAAATGCTTTCATACCAAACTGCACTGCTAAATCAATATATTCAGAATAAGTAGACACGCTATCAATATTAGTTACACCATTAGACAGCATGGTATGAATATGATATGGAGTATAATTATCAAACATTTTTTACCTTTTATCTAATATTTTATATTGTATTATATCAAGGTTATTTGGTATATTCCTCAAAATAATATCATCAATTACTTTACTACTTACTACATCAAATAATAAATATCGTTCATCTTTTAATAAATGACAATTTAAATGAAACTTATTTTTACAGATTTGAATATATTTATTTTTTTCATCGTCAGTATATTCTGCTAAACACAAACACCAACTTTTCCCGTTCTTTGATCCATCATCAAGCATATGTATAGATAGTCCAAATTCATTTAATTCACTTATAATATCAATTAATTTTATATTACCAATTTCCTCTATATCATCTATTCTTCGTGTATTAAATTTAAATTGATCTTGGGATGGATACTCTTCAAATCCACTCCAATTATTGTTTTCACCATCAATTATATACGGTTCACTTTTACATAGATCCTTTAAAATATCATATTTCCAATAGAGATAATCTTTTTGATTTCTTGCATGTGATACTATGAAACAATGATCACGTTTACATATATGCCCATCTCCAAGCATACTATATTTAATTAATTCTTTTTGTTTTTCGTTTATTTTTTTTAATTGATGATATGTATTCTTATTAATATTAAATTTTTCAGAGCACCATTTCTGAATTACTCGTTTACTATATCCATATTTGTTTGATATATCATCATATGACATATTTTGAGTTATATATTTATCAAAGCACCAATCATAATCTTGATATTCTGCTTTAAAATTTACACTATTTTTATAATGTATATCACCACTATCAAGATGTAATTCTGTTATTTTTGATTGAATAGAATAATATGATAATCCAAATGTTTCTGCTATTTTATTTAATGGCATATTATTATTATGCATTATAATTAAATTTTTTATATCTTCTTCTGTCCATCTATGTCTTTTCTTTATATTTTTCATTCTATTTCATCCATCCAACTTAAATCAAATTCATTTTCGTTATTTGCCTCATCAGCTTCACTGTTTACGCCACTCTCCTGCTCCATATTGTCAGAAACAAGCTTAACATCATTAAATAATTCATTCATCTCATCATCCGATAGTTCACTACTAAGTCCACTAAATGTAATAATACCATTCTTTTTTGCCTCAAGTTTTTCCAGATACATCTTGTATGGGATATTTAAGTTTGCGGAATAACCAGACAATGTTGCGTAATAATAGCTCTCTTTCTCAATGGCTTCAGGAGAATCATAGAAAATCTTATCCGCTTCATCAGGATTTACTACTTTTACAGTCTCATATCTTTTAATTTTATCCTCAATGTCATGAACTGTTTCAATCACAATATTCTTCCAGTAATCTATTAACTCATCTGTGATTTCTACATAAACATAGCAATCAGAAATGCTAAATTTTTCCTTCACATCATCCGGGAGACAATCAATAGAATTTTCAAGCTCCATTCTGCTCAGATAATCGTCAATTCCATCCTCGTAGCCAAGCTTTTTAAGCCACATTTTTGCAGAAGTGGCAAGACTCTTGCCAATCTCTCGCCTTTCAATATCTCTTCTCTTAATAGTACCATTAGCCTGAGTACAATTGACCGTCACATATTTCAAAAAGTTCCATCCAATGTTTATTGTCTTAACAGGAATGTTCTTCATCTGGCTAAGACCCAGTGCATAGCACACAAGCTGTCCACACTTCTCTTTTTGAGCAGAACCAGAGTATTTTGTGCTTGTTTTGAAGTCCAAAATATCATAAGAGCCATTCTTATTTACACGGATGGCATCAATATATCCCTGAAAAACAATATCATCAGCAAATTTAGTAACAACAAAACGCTCTGTGGCTATTTTTTCGCTTATCTTATTATGATTTTTAAAGAAATGTGCGAGATTTTCCTTGTATTTAGCCGCTATACTTCTATTTTTCTCAGAATCATTCCTATCAAATTTCAAATCGGCAACGTCAATCAGTGCTGTCCAGTTAGTTTCAAAATAAGACTCCATATCTTCATAAGGAAGCTCATTATTATACAGTTTTTCAAGTATCTCGTGGCATAATCCTCCCATTACACCATAAACACAGTCCGTTCTGTCTTCTCTTTTCTTTGCTATGTATGTAAGGTAAAACTCATACAGATAATTCCTTGCTTTTTCAAGCCTTGACCAACTCCAAAGCGTATCTACACCGTATTTTTCTTTAATTTTCTCAAGTTCATTAGATGTTAACCTCATTCCTTCTCCACCTTTACACTTTTTAGATAAGCGGCATGTTCTGCCGCATCATATTTTACTCTTTCAGAGAGTAGTTGTTGAAAAATCCTATCTCCACAGTCAACTGGTGCATCTTTTTCTCCTAACAATCCATGCGTATCATAAATATACGACACCCTTCTGATGAGATAGAATTTACTGCAACAATATCTTAAATAATCTCTGTCTATATCATTATCAAACGCAATAATGATCTCTACGTTTAGTCCAATCAGTATTTTTATCTGTTCAAGTGATAGCGAATGTCCTTGAACAGCAACTCCTGTTGAATCACCAAGCGAATCTCTCTTCAATACTGACTTTTCAGCTTCATAGACAACCACATATTTTGCTTTCTGTATGGCTTCCATATTCTCATACAAGCCAAAAAGGTTTATTGACTTCGGATAGTTTGGTGTTATCCAATATTTTTTAATTCCTAACAAATCTGCGTGTTCAACTGAGGTTCTCATGTTATAGCCTATAAGCTCCCCAGTTAACCAATACCTTAAAGGGATAACTGTTCTTTTTCTTTGATACGAATAACCCAATCCGAACTTCTTCCATGTCCATGGCATAATCCCTTCTCTCACAAAGCTAATATGCGGATATGGAGCGTATTCTTCCGTGTTTTCTATCTCTTTTACTTCAATATCATTGGCTATGCAGATCGCTCTTTTCTTGCGAACCTTCTTGAACCAATATAATGGATCTTGTTTCTCATCCTTGAGTTTATCCTGTTTGTTTGGCTTATCTTTGATTGAAAAATTCAGCCCAAAAAGTTCATGTATATATTTTATGGTGTGGTAAAAGTCGTTTTTCTGCTTCTTGAGCTTCAAACAATAGGAAACCAGTGTGAATATATCTGAAGCTTCTGGAAACTCTTTCTCTCTTGTATAATCCCTAACAGATAAACCATGATTCATCCTGACAGTGATTGCCGATGTATTATCTCCATCTGGATTAGCGCAAGTATAATAAGCTTTGTTATTATTGTTGTGAAAAATAATATGATGGCAACCAACAGAGTCAAGTATCTTATATATTTTATCTTTATCATAAATATATTCTTTCAACTCATTGACTGTCATCATATTACCTCTTTAAAAATCTGGTAAAACATTACATGTCCCAATCTCTTTAATTATATTCCTGCTCATATCATGTTCTATCACGATCTGATAGCGGTTTGCTGTACCCTCTCTGTTTTTCGTGATGAACAAGATTTGATAGTGTTTATCTTTATCTAAGTTCACTGCAATTTTTGTTTTGCCATTCTTACCTTCTCTTCTATATACTGTTAACTCTCTTTTCTCACCCGGATATTCATCTTCATATAGATCTCTGATCATAATAGCTGTACTTGCCACATCTATTATGTTCTTAGCAAGACCAGTTGAGTCCTGTGTGTAATACCTCTGATGAACAGACCCCTTACTTAACTGTGCTGTGATCAGAATATGAACATTCTTTGCTTCTGGTTTTATTGTGTCGTTTATCTCCACCATGTGTTGTTGCATCTGCAACCATGATGATTCAACTGATTCTCCTGCATCAAGTTTGAAGGTATCTAAGATGAAATATTCAACACCAAGAGCGGCGAATCTTTTAATTGTCTTAATAACGTTCTTTGTTTTATACTGAAGAAACGGAATAACTGTGATCATATGATTTTTCGTGTTCTCTTTAATCCATTGCTTAGACTCCTCAAGAATATTACGAACCTCTTCAGTATAATTTCCATTTCTCAATACATGCTTCTGAAGATCCTTCTTCAAAATATTGTTTGCAACATATATCAGTAATTCTCGTTGCCATTTAATCAAGTTATCCTCATTGATCATGGCAACAATCTTTTTGCCCTCTTTTAAGGCTGAAGGAATACAAGCATTTCTGGCAAATGTAGATTTACCAACGTTACTCAATCCCATTACAAGTGTAATTGAACCTAAATACTGTCCACCAGTTTCAGCCGTAAGCATATCCATGTCATGGTATGGTAAACCAAGTGCTACTCCTGCATCAAGATCATCAATTAACTTGTCAAGATCAAAGGCGATATCATATGTTTTTGCTTCTCTGTCTATGTTGGCATAGATTCCATTTAGATAAGCTTCCCACTCATCGTAGATCTGATCAGAAGTCATATCACAATATTTTGAAATGTTATCTCCTACACCAAATCCACTCTTGGCAAGCTTTATAACACCATTCCATTTTCTTAATTCTTCTACATATCCATCAAAGTTTTCAAGGCTTATTTCTGCCATTGCCTTTTCAAGTGTGTCATATCCACCACTCTCGTAATACTTCTCTCTGAGCTTATCATGCTTCTCAAGATAAAGCCCAACTGTCATATCATCCAAGACTGGTTTGTTTTCTACTCGTAATAGCTGTTGTGCTATAGCAAAATAAACTCTCCATGAGTTGTTAGAAAACTCTTCAATCTCTAAGTTCGTACTGAAGAACAACTCCGAATTCTTATAAATCGAAGCAACTATATTAGCCTCTGAGGACATTTTAATGTCACTGATTTTCTTTATGGTTTCCAGTAGTTGTTTTTCGAACGAACTCAATCCGTTCTTTTTTGTCATTATAAATCACCCCACAAATCTTCATTGGTGATTTTAGTTTCTTTTTCCTTGTGTATCTCTTTATACTTCTCTGTTCCTCTGGCAGTCTTTGTTTCGGTCAAATATCCACTTACTGTGAGATTATTAAGCTCCTCCGAATTTTTCTTCCTTTCAACTGCTCTGTAAACTTCATTCATATGGGTTTCACAAATCTTAAGAATATAGTTAAATCTATGCTCATCATTTTCAAATGTATTTCGTGATAGTCCAGTAACAATATCACCATTATACATTTTTAACGTAAGCAATATAATATCAAAACCGATGTTGCCGCGATCCTTTTGGTAATTATTGTCATACAATTTGCCCTTGCCAAGACCCTTAAGCCGTAATACCATTTTTCTTGTTAATGGTTGACTTTCATCATACCCCATTAACGCTTTAACATAAAAATATAGATCATCAAAATCTTTTATTTCTTTTTTAGTCATGCAATACTCCAATAAATAATTGCCCGCCAACTATTTGCTGACGGGCAATGACAGTGTTGCAAGATGTTAGCCAATCATGCTACGGACTTCTTTTGCATCTTTAATTGATGAGATTTCAAGAGGATTGTTGTAACCAAGCTGTTTTACCTTGAGCATGATCGGTCTGAAAACATCCTGATTTGACTTGTTTTCCTTTATAAAATCAACAATCTCGGTAATGATTGCGTCTAATTCCTTTTTATCCTTTTTCTCATTCTCTAAACGCTCGATTTCCTTCTTGTGATCAGCATCAATCTTCTCCTGTTTCTTCTGGCTCTCCTCAAATGAACCATTCTTATTGACTTCATACTTAATGGCTTCAACGAGGGTGTTATAAATAGCATCAGCATCAAGAGGTACTTCGCTGTCAATGTGGCTGAATCTACTCTTTGAGTCTACAGAGTAATTATCATCACGGAAAGTTACCTTTCTGCTCTCCTGCGCGATCTTACTGCGTGTGACAACCTTTCCGTTCTGGTCTTTCTTATTTGTTTTTTCCTGAACGATATTGCGATCAATATAAGCAACACCAAGGAAGTGAAGCTTGGTCTTGATGGTGTTAAAATCCCTGATTGCCATGTTTGTGGTAAGGCTTGTATATTCCTGACCAGTTAACGCATCGGTCTGCTGACGAGCCTTTACATGACCAATAATAATGAAGTTGACTCCGACCTTCTTCAGCTCCCAAAGCTTATTCAGAACGATTT